AAACATGAACTTGGATCTGATTACTATATTGCTTTTGGCCACTATGACTTCCTTGGCGATGAACCGCTATAACGTCCTGCCAGCGTGGTACTACCGCTATGCGAAATGCAAGCCGCTGACCTGCCTGACCTGCCTCGCATTTTGGTGGGGGGTGGTGCTGACCATCGCAGCCTCCAACCTGCACTGGATGCTTGCCATACCGGTCGGCCTATCGGCTGCCGGGTTGACGGTGCTGACTATTAAACTCTCGGAGAAATGACACTTGACGAAGCATTGCAGGTGCTTTCGGTTAAGCACAAGCTTGACGGCTACTATGCATCGCAGACGATGTCGCTATCACCGGGCGAGGTGTCGATGCTGGAGAACGTCGCCAACGCTAACGGCTACGGACGGACGAACTGGTGGTGCGGATCATGCGCGGTTTCCCGATTGCAGGAGATGATGGCTGACGCAATGGACGCACGCGCACGATTTGCGAGTTAATGATATTTATCAATATGCCACTACCTAAACCAATAGATAGCGAAAGCAAGACCGACTTCATCCAGCGATGCATGGGCGATGACAAAACTGCCAGCGAGTTCCCAAGCCAGCAGCAGCGCTACCTCGTTTGCGCGAGGCAATGGGAGGCAGACCGCAGCGCCTTTGCTGAAACATACGCGGACTACGGCGAGGGGGTGCGCAACAACGCCAAGCGCGGCATTGAGTTGAACGAGCGCAACGGCAACAAGTGCGCAACGCAGACAGGCAAGGTCAGGGCGCAGCAACTGGCCAAGGGCGAAGGCATCAGCGTTGAAACAATAAAGCGGATGCACAGTTACCTGTCGAGGGCGGAAACGTACTACGACAACGCAGACTCAACGAGCGACTGTGGATACATCAGCTACCTGCTTTGGGGCGGCAAGGCTGCGCTTGGCTGGAGCAGGAACAAGCTGCGAGAATTAGGCGAACTAAACGAAGATTGACATGCAGACACAACCCGACATTACAATCGAACAGGAAGCGCGCGCACTCGACTGGCAGGATCGTGGACATTTGTTGACAAACCTATCAAACGTGTTGGATTCGCTCGAAGACAGCACAGCACCCAACGCGATGCACGCGAAGGTTGCGGTGATAGAAAAGATCATTGACATCGTTACAAACATGGAGGCATGAAGAAAGCAGGAAGACCACCGATTTTTGAAACGCCTGAAGAAATGTGGGATGCGTTTTGTGAGTACAAGGAGGAAACAAAAAGGCGCCCATACTTGCAGCACGACTTCGTCGGCAAGGAGGGGCAAAGTGCGTACAGGGAGAGGGAGCGTCCGTTGACCTTTCGCGGCTTTGAGGGGTATCTTGCGGAGCAGGGGCGATGCTACGACCTACGCGATTACGAGAGGCAGGAGAGCGAACACCACAAGAAATTCTCCCACATACTCACACGCATACGCGCGACGTGTGACCGCGACATGATCGAGGGCAGCGGCGCAGGTGTCTACAATGCCAGCATCGCCGTCCGCGTTCTTGGCTTAGTCGATAAGCAGCAGAACGAAGTCAAAATCGAGCAGCCGCTATTCAATGACTGACGCAATCACCGATGCCGTTGTTGTCCAGTTAAGGACAAGAGCAGAAAAGGGCAAGTCGAAGTACGGCACGACCATGGAGCGCGATGACCTGACGCTGATGCAATGGCTGCAACACTTGCAGGAGGAGTTGATGGATGCGGCGGTCTACGTGGAGAAGTTGAAGGGGGAGATTGTGGAGAAATAGTGTATATTTGTGTAACCTAAACCAAAATAAAATGAATGAAGAACTAAGATTAAAAGGAGAACCTGTCGAAGAAAAGCCACAATGCCTCGAAGAGATGCCAGTGTGGAAGACACCAATCGAACCTTGCGAAAGCAAAGAACAGGTAGAACAACGCATGAGGCTCGAAATCTTAAAACGCTGGGAGATTGGTATTATTACATTGGACAGGGGATGTATTGTCAAGGTCGGATGCAAGAGCATTGCGTTCGTAAGCATTGAGGCTGCATACAAAGAGATTGGTCGCTACTTGGAAAACCCTCGGTTGGTGGCCACCCAGCACGGATTTGAAGAGCATATTTAGTATGGAATAGTCAGGTGGCGGAATGGTAGACGCTCGGGGGAATGGACACCCGTTAGAAACCATGTTACAGGTTCGAATCCTGTCCTGACTACAAGGCTATGTGGTGGAAAGGCACATACACCCCAATGGCGGGGTTTATTGCAGGTTCGAATCCTGCCATGGCCACAAAACCATTTCGTTGACGTCAACAAAATGCTGTTTCAGCACACCACCGCGATAAAACGCATACGGCGGATGACGGCCAGAAAGAAAGTCATCCAAGGCGGGACAAGTGCTGGCAAGACATACGCAATACTGGCAGTCCTGATCCACATAGCAGCCAAGGCCAAGACCGAGATCAGCGTCGTATCTGAATCAATCCCGCACCTGCGACGTGGTGCTATGAAGGACTTCGGCAAGGTCATGCAGTGGACGAACCGCTGGCGTGACGAAGGTTGGAACAAGACGCTGCTAACCTACACCTTCGCCAACGGCAGCACGATTGAATTCTTCAGCGCAGACCAGGAGGCTAAGTTACGCGGCGCACGGCGGCAGGTGCTATACATAAACGAAGCCAACAACATCGACTTCGAGGCGTACCATCAGCTGGCAATCCGAACGAGCGAAGCCATCTACATCGACTTCAACCCTGTGTCGGAGTTTTGGGCGCACACGGAGGTGCTGAAAGAACCGGATAGCGAACTGGTAGTCTTGACGTATCGCGATAATGAGGCGCTGCCAGCGACGATCCGCGATGACATCGAAGCGGCGCAGGTCAAGGCGGCGACATCGACGTACTGGGCGAACTGGTGGAAGGTCTACGGCTTAGGTGAGGTCGGATCATTGCAGGGCGTGGTCTTTGACGACTGGCAGCAGGTCGACGGCATCGACTTCGCTGGTGACAAGCTGGTCGCCATCGGCTTGGACTGGGGATACACGAATGACCCTACGGCGGTGGTGGCCGTTTACAAGCGTGGCAGTGCTATTCTCCTGCATGAATTGATCTACCAAAACGGACTGACCAACCAAGACATCGCTGACCACCTGCGCAAGCTGGGCATCGGCAGGTCGTGGCCTATCATCGCTGACAGTGCCGAACCCAAGAGCATTGAGGAGGTGCATCGCCTTGGCTTCAACATACACCCGGCAACGAAGGGCGCAGACAGCATCAGAAACAGCATCGACATCCTGAAGCGGCAGCCGATGCTCGTGACGCGTGAATCGACGAACATGATCAAGGAACTACGCAACTACACTTGGGACACCGATCGCACGGGCGCGTCGTTGGGAGTGCCGATTGACCGGTACAACCACGCCATTGACGCGGTGCGTTACGTCGCCTTGAACAAGCTATCCGCCAACGCTGGGGGTAGGTACGTGATTATGTAGTAAATTTGCAGTATGATACATCCAACCGCAATTATAGAAGAAGGCGTAGAACTTGGCGAGAACGTCAAGGTCTGGGCATTTGCACACATCCGCACTGGTTCCAAGATTGGCGACAACTGTGTCATCGGTGAAGGTGCGCACATTGACACAGGAGTGCAAATTGGCAACAACGTCAAAATCCAAAATCACGCGCTCATATATCACGGCTGCATCATTGGCAATGATGTTTTCATCGGGCCGAACGTGGTGACGACAAACGACTACTATCCGAGCGTTTTTGGCGACTGGAAGAACAACGGTAGGTTCAGGTCAACATACTTCTGCAAGGGGTGTAGCATTGGGGCGAACAGCACAATCATCTGCGGAGTTCGTATCGGGGTTGACGCTTTGGTAGGTGCAGGCAGCGTTGTCACCCGCGATATTCCTGATGGCTTTCTGGCGTATGGCAATCCAGCAAGACCAATCAAAGAGAAATGAGAATCCTAATCGCATCGCTTTTTTTTCGCAAGTACACAGGATCAGAGTTGTACGTCTTGCACGTTGCCAAAGGCTTGAAAGCTATGGGACACAACGTAACGGTCACCTCGCCATACATGGACTACCCATTGATCGCAGAGGCTGAGATGGCAG